ATGCTGTTTGGAGGATTGTTTTCAGGACTGGTTGATCAACGCACAGCGAAAGGCAGGCGCTATGCTCTGGAACCACTGCTGTGCGGATTATTGCTGGCGGTGCTGTCCGGAGCAACCTCATTGCGGAAAATGGAGCTTTTCATCAATGAGCGGATAGAACCGCTAAACGCACTGTTTGGTATGACCTGGAAGAAAGCCCCGAGTTGGGTAGGTATTCGCCGTTTTCTTCTCAAGCTGGATGTTCAGGGGCTTGAAAATGCCCTTCGCCAGCACGCCGAAAAATGTTCGGCATCAGGTGAGGAACGACAGTTCGTTGCTATTGATGGCAAAGCGTTACGCGGCAGCGCATCGCGGGTGACTGATACACGAGCCCGACAACTGGTGTCTGCTTTTGCACATTTCGATTTGATTGTGCTCGGGCATGTTGAAGTGGCTGATAAAACTAACGAAATTCCGGCTGCGCAAGCGCTTATCGACGAGTTGGCCTTATCGGGGCGCGTCTTTACGCTTGATGCCATGCACTGTCAAAAAAACGCTTTCGCTGGCAGTGACGCGAGGTGCCGATATCCTGGTTCAGGTGAAAGACAACCAACCAGAGTTATTTGCAACCTGCCAGATGCTGCCGAAGTTTCAGGTTCCCGCACAACAGCATGTTGATTGTGACAAAGGGCATGGGCGAGTAGAGCTCCGCACGGTTCAGACGTTTGTTCCGCCCGCAGGATGGTTGCCACCCGGCTGGGAACCGCTGGTGAAAGCGGTTGTAAAAGTGACTCGCGAAGTGACGCACAAGCGTCGGGGTACGACCGAGCTCAGCAGCGAAACCGCGTGGTGGGTAGGTACGGTATGCCTTGATGCTGAGCAGTTTCAGGCAGCAATTCGCGGTCACTGGTGCATAGAAAACCAGAACCACCATGTCCGGGATGTTGTCCTGTTTGAAGATGCCTGCCGTATCCGCGAACACCCCGGGATCCTGGCGCGGTTGCGTTCTATCGCGCTGAATTGCATGCGCCTGAACAAAGTATCAAGTATCTCCAGGGCACTGTACCGCAATGCACTGAACTTCGACTGTGCAGTGTCTATGCTGGAGGAAGAAGTTAACAGCCCTGCGCAGGTAATGAACACGGAAGGGATAGACCATATCTAAAGGGGTACGAACCAGCAAGAAGATTTGGGGGCGTTAAACCCATCCGGCCCAGAATGCTATATATTTCTTCACGTCCAGTGAACTTATTGTCGCTCATAGCCATGCATTTCTGTTTTATCTTAAATTATTGATCTATCACATATCAATTACGAATAAGTTGAACAAGACTTCACTACATCGAGGGTAGAATAAGCCGTATAGCTTTACGGTCCGCTCTTTTTACTCAAGCTTCATCGGCCACTTAATATTTGGCGCAGTACTGACATCCACACGACTCAGGAGGACACGGTACGTTTTCCAGGCCCTGAGCGCCTGCAACTCTTCCGCCGTTGCCATCTCGATATCCACCGCATCCTGCAGCGGCGCTATGGCGTCTGCAGCTTCATCAAGCAGTGCTGATTTTGTTTTCTGCGCCTGCGCAATTAGCGCCTCTTTCGACCACGTGCGCGGGACAACTTTTTTACCGTCGAATACCCATTCCCCCCGTCTGATACTGAATCCCTCCGGCAATTTACCCCTGATTTCCGCGACGCTCATCCCCTCGGGGCTAAACATGGAAACCGCATGAATGTTGCCACGTTCCGGCACCGGCTTATCGATGACGGAGCGAATCACATTCTCGCTGTCGTACATGATTTTTATCGTGTTATCCGCAAACAAAGACTGGCATTCATACCAGTCCTGCCCGTCTTCTGATTCGAAAAAACGTATACCGGCAGTGGCATCACCGTACTTTTCAGTGTCGTGTTTAGTGGGCTGTTTTACCCTGAAATTTTTAATATTCTGCATCATTACCCCTGCGCATTAACCCACCCGCCACGCGTCCAGAACTGAACGGGTTTGTAGCGAACATAAGACTGGTCTTCATTAAAATCCCCACCTGTCAGCACGTAACCCGCAGGCGCGTCACCGCCCGCGGCAGGCCACCAGGTGGAAATCACCGCGCCCAGCTGCACACTGGAAACAAAGTTCTGCGACGTCCAGCTCTGTACTTCGCCAATGCGCTGATTCACCCAGTCCCATGTGGCGCGGGTGTTAATATTGTTGTCCCGTGCGGCAAGCTGACCATTTGCCCAGTCCCATGTGGCACGGGTATTGATGTTGTTATCCCGCGCGGTAAATTGATTAGCGAGCCATGTGCTCAGCCAGCCACCCCAGATTTCGCCATTGATATTACCGCCCGGTTCGAAAATCGCCCCGCCGGCATACACGCTGGCGCCTGCGCGAATGGAGCCGTTCGCGGTAAATGAATTATCGTTGGGGTTAAACATCCAGATATGGTCGCGCCCCTGGTCATCGAGAATATGAATACAGCCGGAAGGAAAATCATTTTTTCCGGAGACCAGCACCCCGTAGCTGATGGCAGCCTGATACCCGGTCCCCGACGTCTGCACGGTCGCTTTGGTCATGGGCAGATACACGTTCCCGCCGGCGCTGTAACCGGCGGAATAAAACAGGGCTCGCCGGTCAGCCAGCTGGCCCTGAAAGGCACCACCGCCGGGCCACGCTCCCTCTTTTGTTGCATAGTGATCCGCATTATCGAGCCAGGCCACATCACCGCCCGTGACCGGCACAAATTCCCTGGCGTCATGCGTCGCAATATCCCCCAGGCCGATGTTCCTGCGTGCGGCAACGTTGTCTTTCACATCCCCCAGATTTGCATCCTGACGAAGAAACAGGCCCTCTCCCGTAGCCACCTTTAGCTCAATATCTGCGGTTTCAGACACGGCAAGGCGGTACTGCAGGTTCACATTTATGCCGCTTTCAGGCTTCTCTATAGCCGCAAGGTTTGCGACGGAGTACAGCTCGCCTTTATCCGTCAGCAGCCCGGCCTCACGCGCGGTGAACCCGCCGACGTTCGCAGGGATAACCAGATGGGCTATAAACTGATTTGACTGTTCAGGAGAAACTGAGAGGTCTGAGATGGCTCCGCGGTAGACTTCATTCACCAGCATAGTGCTTTTCGGGTCCGGGGTTACCACCTGCCCGTTGCCATCACCAATAACAAAATCCTGAATAATGACGGCAATGCCACTCGCTATAGCTTCAGCCTCAAGTTCTTTGCCCCTGTTCGTCAGGATGGAATAATATTTTTCTGCCACACTACTCTCCACTTTCTATCACGATGTCGATGTAAGCTGTTACCGCACCGCGTGTATACCAGGTTCCGGCCGAGCCAAGATCAGCAATAACGTCGATGCTGCTGAGATAACTCCGTAGATTTTTAGCCTTATTAACCTGCCGACGAATGCGCTCGTAAAGCGCTGCACCTATTTCCTGCTGGCTGTAAACTTCAATTCGAAATGTGTAGGGATCTTTTCGCGGCATCTCTTCCCACCACTCAACGACCGTGGTCGGCAGCCCGACAGCGCCCAGCGAACGGCGGACGGCACCTGATGTTCCCCGGTGCTGATGAACATAAGCCGCATCCTGTATCACCCGCCGCTTTTGCGCCTCACTCCAGCTGTCGTCCCAGAAATCCACCGCAAATTCCCAGGCAAGCCACGGAAGCAGATGAGCCGGGCAGGTATCGGGCTTTTTCACCGCACTCACCATGCCCGTATCCAGCGCCAGTATTTGTTCAGTTCCTGCCCGTTCCAGCGCACGCTCCCGGGGGTTATCACCAGGAGGAAGGAGAGAGCGAAATGTCTCAGTCATTCGCCGCTCCCTTGCGGGTGATGTTTATCGCCGTACACAGCGGGGCTTTTCCCGCCTCAGCCTCAAGATCCGCTCCCGGACTGCTCAGTCGTACTCTGACTACTCCGGCCTGTCGGAGCGCCGCATAAAACGCATCCCGTGACACCAGCATCCTGATGCGATGCGAGAGGACTGTGTACGCCGTAACGACGTCTGTCGCATTCTGCAGCACGGTCTGCGCGTCAGGGCCATCCGGGATTTCCAGCTCGGCAGTCACGGTGTAAGGAATATTCACGGCACTTTTTACACTGACATAATCCGTTAAGGGACGCACTTCATCGGCGCTCAGCGTGCGGGCCACCTTCTCCAGCAGGGCTTGTGGTGCGATGCCATCTCCCGTACGGGAAAGCACGTACACATCCACCTCGCCCGGCCGGCTGTGGGTTTCAGGCCCGTAGGCATCCGCATCCAGTACATCTGTGTCCGCCGATTTAGCGTGAAACCGGTAGGCGTTTCGCGCCCCTGCGGTGTTCAGCCGGGCCCACGAAAGTTGAATGCGTTCCCGAAAAGCATCGTCATTTTCCGGCACGGGATCGATCGGCGGTACCGCATCCGCATCACCAGGAGAAATGGTCTGTCGTTTGACGTTAAATGCCGTGCCAATATGGTCAAGATCGGCGCCTGTGGCGCTGGCCAGAAATACCGCCCTTACCGCATCGTTGACGCGCTGAAACGCCAGGGTAAGCTGGTAAGCATTGACCTCCCCCTGCTTATAAGCGGGGTCTGACTCCACCAGCGCATCAAACTCCGGATCAAGCTCACGAAGGCGCGCCAGCCAGCGCGAAAATATTTCACCGGCATCCGGCACCACGATGGCATCCGGAACCTGGAGATCTGAAAGGTTTATCACGTCATAGCTATTGGCCATAAATCTGTATGCCTCCCAGGGTGAGTGGTGCATTGCTCTCTTTGTTGAGCCCTTCAATATCCAGGGTGCAGGATGAGGGGTTGCTTTTGCTGAAGGACACCCCTACCCGGGTGACCTGCAGGCGGGGCTCCCAACGGGCCAGCGCCGAGGCGGTCGCCGCAATGATGCGCAGCCGGGTCAAATCGTCCCGCGGGTTATCCACCAGTGAAAATAAATCACTGCCGTAATCACGCACCAGTACGCGGCTGCCGACGGGCGTGGTCAGAATATCGCTGACCGACTGGCGCAGATGTGCGGCGCCCGACAGGCGCTTGCCCGTCCGGCGATCGGTTCCTTTCATTTTTTATTTGCCCTGTTTTAAGCCTCAGCCGAAGTAATCCGGCCCTTTCCTGTCGCTGGCTTTGGTTTTTTTAGAGGATTTAGTCGGCGGCCGGATATCGACAACCAGGTTATACGTGAAGCTGAGCCCGGCCTGCGTCAGCGTGAAGACCAGCGACTCCACCACCCAGGCGCGGTCCTCGCGAGTGCCAAACCCGGAGGTGATAACGCCGGACTCTGCGGTGAGCAGCACATGCTCTGGCCGGCACGGGCCGGTAAGCGTCATTTTCTGTTCGTTGCGTTTAGCCCGGGTCTTTTTCGATTTAGCATGGTGCTCAGCATCGCCCTTTGCGGGTTGGGTGTAAGGATTCGCCAGCGAAGGACCATCATGCTCAACAGCGGCTGTTTTGGTTCTGCCATCCATTTCGTCGTAGTACCGTACCCCGATTTTACCGGGCTTCTTTGTGCCTTCCTTCCCCGTGGCCCTGCCCGTTGAACTCCCCCGCTCCCCCTCGCGGTATGACCAGCCGGAAACGTCGCCGGGGGTCACCGTGATGGGCTCAGCAGATTTCCCGGCGGCGTTTTCCGCCGCGCCCTGCTTCAGGAACAGCCAGAACCCGCCGGAAGGTTTACTGACGGCGTTGTACTTGCGCGCCAGCCGGGAAAGAAAATTCGCATCGGACTCAGAGACCTGGTCAACGTGTTCGATATGAATACCGGCCAGCGCCGCAGCCACCTTCGGCTTTAATCCGTTGTCCGCGGCCACCGTTTTCACGAGGTCAGCAACGCGGATATCATCCCAGCTTCGGGTTTTCTGGCTCAGCACGTCACCAGGCTGCTTCTGTGCGTTCATTGGCGCCGCAGTAGCGTAGAGTTCAATCCTGCGTGGCGGACCGCTGCCGGCAACGCCGGAGACAACGAACCAGCCCTTATCTACCAGCTGTTTATTAAACCCCAGCGCAACGCGCAGACGCGCGCCCTTTGTCGGTAACGGCAACGTTTCCGATAAGAGCGTGATTTTTAACTCATCGGCTTTTGCCGTCGCACCCCCGTTATCGGTCAGGGTGATGTCCACCAGGCTTTGCTGCAGCGCCCGGGTGATATCTTTGCCCTCGGCACTGACAGAAAACGCCGGGGCATATTCGGGTTGAGTGATTTCCTCTGCCATCATTAATCCCACAGGCTAAAAGGTGATCCGGCGACGGGTGGTACAAGGTCAGGCAGGGTAATCATTAAACCGGCAGGATAAACAGCCCCCTGGTCTGCCAGTCCCGGATTGGCCTCAAGTACTGCGGTCAGATTGACGGAAAGGTTTTCGGTCCCGTAATGCGCGGCACAAATTGCATCCAGTACATCCCCGTCACGGGTTTGATAGGTCATCGGCATAGTGTTTAAGCGTCATTGTCCAGTGTTTATTACGGTATCCGCCCCCGGGCAGGAAGCGGGTTGTTGCATCGGTAAACTCCGTCACCACCCACCAGCCCAGGACGTCACCCACCCCGCTGACCAGCTGGAGAGGCTCGGCCTTATTCGCGAGGTCGTACAAATCGTTAACCGGCTCCACGCCCTGACGGAAAAACGCATGCGCCTCCCCCTCGAGGCGAACGGTGCGCCCGGGCTTGCCGGTATACTGCAGCAGGTCCTGTTTGCCGATACGCGCCTGCTCGCTCCAGCGCCAGCTGGCCTCCCTTGTCAGCTGGTGATAGGCCGTGGAATCGATGGAAAAGGCAAAACCCCCCAGCATCATCATCACTTTCGCCTGCTCCGCGCCGCGTGCATAGTTTTGCTGCTCGCGTCGGGCGTCCTCAAGGATCGGAATAATTTCACTCACCAGGGCGCTCCTCCATCCAGCATCGAATTATTCCCGGTGAAGGCCGGGCTGGTTTTCGTGAGATTGTTGATGCCGTCAGCGATACCCTGCTCGTTCTGGCCCGACGCGCCGTTAATCGTGAAGTGGTACTCAAATTTACGGTTATCGGTGAGCAGGCGGCTCTGGCTCACATTATCGGCTTCATCCGTTTTCCGGAGCAGGGCATTCCATGCCCCGCCGAACGAAGGGTTATCGGACGGTGCGGAATTTTTGTTAAGCATATCCCCCCAGCCAGGAGCGCCGCCCTGTTGCTCCGGACCCAGATAGTTATCCAGTTCTTTATTAAACGCATCTGTATCGTCTTTAAAGAAACCGTGAGTATCCGTGTACGCTTTTTTAATCGTTTGAGGCAGGTCAGGATGGTCCTTCAGCTGCTGCTCAAACCACTCACTTTGCCCGTTACCCTTTGCAGTTTGCCGGGCAATATCCGGGGAGCCGGTCATGGCCAGGGACTTCAGAACGTTACGCTGATCGCCCCGTTCATCCGGCAGCAGCCAGGCGAGTTTTTTTGCCAGGGCGTAAACAATCTTCCCGACAAAGACGATCCCCTGCCCGAACGTCAGCACGCCAGGATAAAGGTCGTTTTTCAGAAAGCCGGCGATGCGTTGAATTCCGCCGCCTTTAAACCAGCCGGCCAGGTCGTCGGTCAGTCTGCGGATGTCAGGGGCCAGCTCGTTACCCAGTTGCCCGGATATTTCCGCCACGGCGGAGGTGAATACCGTTCTCAAATCGGTAACGGCTTTATTCCCGGCTATTGCGCCGTCCGCCCCCTCTTTTGTCACCAGGTTATAGCGGCGCTGTTCGTCCATCAGGTCACGATAACTTTTACCTGACTGCCTGAGCAGCATCAGCATCTTGCTGGCCTCACCGCCGAACAGCGAATCCAGCGCAAAAGAGGCCTTCGACTCGTCCTGCAGACTCAGGGCACGCTCAATAATTTTATCGAACTGTCTGATATCGCTGAGCCCGGCAAAATCTCCGGCTTTAAACCCCAGGGTATCGAACGCGTCCTGCAGCGCGCTCTGCTTACCGGTTTGTTTGTACTCCCCGGACTTGTGCAGATATTCTTCAAACAGGTCACCGATGTTCTCCCCGTTCATGTCGTACTGCTTCGCGAGCGAATCCCACGCGTTAAACGTGGGGGCATCGACGCCATAGCTTTTTGCCACACTGGCGCGCCGGGCGGTTTCCGCATTCGCCGCGGCCGGGGCAATCAGCGACCCCAGGGCGGTAGCCACCATACCACCGCCGCCAATGGCAAGCCCGGGGGCAACCATACCACCCGGCTGTCCGGCGACACC